TGGTCTATTATCTAAGTAGATAATTTCACCCGACCCTTTATTTATCTCAGGATTTGAGAGACCATTTGTAAATTGACTACCAAGACTAATAATTTTGTTTCCTGTTGGATTTGTAGTAATACCAGTAAAATTAATATCTACAGATCCAGAGAATCCACCAGAAGTTGTAACTGGATTTGCTGATGATTCAAAATTCAATACTTTAGAACTTGTAGAAACACCAACATAATCAGTTTGATCTAAAGTTGTTTGATTGAAATATAAGGATCTATCTCTATAGTATTTAAGAACCTTTGTTTCAGAGTCATATGAAGCAACATATCCGTGTGCTGATCCACCAGTTACAGATTGACTAATTTTATCCCCAACACTAATCGTACCAGAAACCGTTGAGAACTTTAAAGAATACAATGAAGAAAATTGATTTTCTGTAAATACTGAAGTTGATCCGATTGAAGTTGGATTTTTTACAATACCAATTTGTGAAAACTTAGTATCAGTTGGGAAGTCTTTGGTGGAATCATCAAATCTAGCATAGATTAAAATTTTATCTGTTCCCAACTCTTTATATAAATCATATCCATGTCCCTTTGATGGTGGAATAATTGGAATTAGTTTGGCAAAATTGCCAGTAGAATTAGCATTGATTGATCCCAAATCAACCATACCATAAGTATAATTTTTACCACCAGATGAAACAATAGCGTTTGTTACTTTTCCACTTATAACATCTACAACAACCTTTGCCCCACTTCCATCACCAAGAATGCTAACCTCTTGTCCAAGACCACCAGAATATCCAGATCCCTGATTTTGAATATAAACTTTTTTGATTTGATTATTATTAGTAGTTGAATCTCCGTTCTCTCTAACCGCCTGTATTTGGGAATCCGTAGATGTTGACCAGTTATTCGGTACAGAAATATATTCAGTAGAATCAAATTTTATAATATCACTAGGAGAAACGGTGAAAAGGTATTTCCAGATATACCCATCACCACTTTCACCTGCTCTGGAAGGTTCTAAATCAGTAAATAATGGTTCATCTTGCGAAGCATTTCCTGTGGTGCTAATTCCAGAAGAACCGTTATCAATACAAATATACACATTATAATTACTATTCATTACATAGTAATTTGCGTCATATAATCTAGAAGATTGTGTTATAGGTGAAGGAGAAGTAATACTGTAATCTTGGCGATACATTTCATATCTGGTTCCCTGCGTCCAATCAATCCTTCTAATTAATCTTCTTACATTCAGAGACGTAATCTTTTTACCAAAGATCATTGTATCCGAAACATGACTAATATTGTCAAAGTTATCAATTGGATTTGGAGTATTTGTATTCCAATCAGAAGTTCTTCCAAATCCAACTTGAGTGGGGTTGGACAATCCTAAAAATACATAATAAGAATTTGATGAGCTATCAATACTCTCTACAAAGTTATTCGCATTTAAAATTCTAAATTGATCTGTTACAATAGCAGACATATTATTAGCTTTTTCCTATATTTATACTACCCAAGATCCTTTCTCAAGGCACCACTATCTCTTAGTCCATAATCTCTTCTCTGAATTGATGGGAATGTAGAAAGTCCAGCATCAATTGTGAATCCAGTTACACCAAGAGATATTGGATTACTTGATCTATTAAATCCAGACAGTCTTCCCCAAGAGAATCTACCTATTGGTTGACTTGTTGATCCAGATGTGTTAATTCCAATGATATTAGATGAGGAATGAACATTTGCCACTATTTCAGAATTTGATCCACTAGAAGTAATAGAGTGAATGTAGTAAATATTATCCAAGAATGTTGTTCCAATTCCTACAACAGCAGAATTACTTCCATCTATAGAAGTTACTCCAGATCCAACTGAGGTATTGAAAATGTAAAGTGGATATCCAGTTACAAGTCCAACAAAAGATGTGGCATTAAGATTAAACTTAAGTGCTAATGGATTTCCAGAGGTTCCTGAAGTAGTGCTGATTCCTGTAATAATCCCAGCAAATCCCTCCACTGTAGTGATGTTGTTAACATCTTCTTTTGAGAATGTGGGTAGAGGAGAAAGAACTTGAGGGGGATTGTTTTGTGAATAACCAAACCCTTGGTTCACTATAGTCGTAGAAGTTACTTGCCCATTTGTTATCGTAGCAGTCGCAGTTGCAGTTGTTCCAACACCAACACCAACTGTAGGAGGCGCAGATATTGAAACAGTAATTGCTGAACCAACATAACCACTTCCAGAACTTACGATACTTAAAGATTGGATTGTTCCTCCTGCCGAAACTACAGCAGTAAGTCCAGCAGCAACTGGAGAATCTCCCGTAACAATTAATCCACCGACACTAGAAATAACCAGAACAGAGTTATTTTCCTCATAGTTAAAGAATTGTGCGTCATCAACAAATAATTCCGTGGCACTAGATGAAAGGTTCTTGATTATTCTAGCAGTTGGGTAAACTAGAGATTCAATTGAGTCTCTAGACTTATAAACATAATCGCCATTAATATATCTATCAACCTTTTGCTTAGTCCAACTCAGAGGTTTAAAGTTAATTTGATCTATACCCTGATCAACATAAAGATTTGTCTCAATTTTATCAGATGATGCTATATTGTAAATTGTTCTTAAATTTTGATCAATTGTTTGTGGATAGTTGTTATTCTTGAATACTTGTACAGCATCTCCAACCTTAATAGTTTCATTGATAGAAACAGATATACTATCAGTTCCAGTGGTTCCTTTATAGAAGAAAATTGAGATATTATCCTCTGGTTCTGGGGGAACCATGAATGTGAATGAAGTCCCCCCCTCAAACGTATAGGATTCTCCAGGAGTCTGTAATATACCATTTACAAATATTAGTAGTAAAGAATTTAAATCTATTAGAGAAGAATCTGGGTCATTACTATTAACTTCAAAACTTATAAGTTGTCCGTTATAATTTAATGGGAATCTTAAACGATTTCCATCTTGTAGACTTAAAATTGAATCAATATAGTCAAATTCACCAAATTCCCATGATGATAATCTATCAGTATATACATCCAATACGGTCAATTGGAAATCATTAATTGGTGATGCGAGTCTTCTATCTGTAACCAGACCAACAGGAGTAAACACATCTCCCACTTTAAATCCATATCCAGTTCTAGCAATCTTAAACGAAGTGACCTCAAACAATGTTGATCCTATACCCGTTGTGGAACTAGCACCAACATCAACTGTTACGAGCAGTCCAGATCCACTATCTGTTGTTGCCCCAGCCCCAAGTCTTGAAACTCCTCTAATTTCAAGGTTTTCATATGAAGGTTGAGGTATTTGAATAGTTGGATTTGTATAACCAGTTCCAGAGTTTACAATTGTAAATGCTAAAGTTCCACCCAGACCAACTATTGCTGTGATAGAAGCAGCAGTTCCAACATGTCCAGTCTGAGTGATTCCAATAGAAATAGTTCCACGATATCCAGATCCAGAAATATCAGTTGTTCCCAAACCAACCGATACAATCGTACCACCAGCACCAACAACAGCAGTTACAGATGCTCCTACGAGAGGAGCAATGCCAAGTCCACCACTTGAACCAAGAGAAACAATTACACCACCACGAGGTAGTTGATTTTGATTTACATCAAATTGACTCTTTACAATAGATCCATTTGAAGAAGTAATACCAGTAAAGACTACACTAGAAACTCCAACATTTTCAATAAAGGAATAGTTATTACCGGTATTGTTTATTGTTGATGGTTTTTGGAAAATTCCATTCAATAACAAAATTCCACTTCCTGTTTGTATTCCTGTTGTGTTAATACCTTGAACAGTTACTGTGTAAGTTTGTCCAATTCCAGTGAATCTATCAGAAATATCATCAAAAATTCTATTATTGGTATAATCGTTTCTTAAATAAACTCTACCATCAAATGAAGATCTTGTATACTCTAAATTAGAAGAATCTTTAAGAATTGTATTTTTACCTTTTGGAGCATCTGTAAAGTAAATTTTATTTCCTACAATATTAAAAGATCCAGAGTACAATCTGACTTCAGTGCTATCAGCATGAGATGTTGCTGATGTGCCGACAAATGCCCTACTAACTTCCAGTAGATTTACGCTACCAGATCCACTAATTGGACCAGTTGATGTTGTTCCAAAACCAACTGAAACAACTTTCATATATTCATCATCTATTCTTACAATATTATTTGGTCTTATTGAGGTTATTCCTGTAACACCAAAAACTGTAGAAGAATTAGATATTTGACCACCATTGTTATACAAGTTAGTCTTAATTGGTGTAAATGCTAACGGAGATTGAATGATTCCATCTATATCAATTAAAGTCTTTTCATTCTTTTTATACATCTCAAGTTCATGAGCATTTCCAGAACCTAGAGAAGTAAATGTTACATAAATTCCACTAGATGCAAAATTTGATCTTGTTGAAATTCTAAATCTATCTTTATTAATTCTTATTGCGTATACGTCTGATGGTAAAATATTTGTTACAACTCCAACAGAATTTAATGTGGATCCAATTCCAACTGAAGAAGCAGCAACTCCAACAAATGTTGAATTTGGAGTATAGATTAATTTTTCTCCAGTATTAAAGAAGTGATCTTGAATTGTAAATATACCTGTTACTGGATCTAAAGTCGCAGAATCTGATGGATTAAATTTCTTCTCAAAGATAGGAACACCTTCATAATTAAGTGAAAAACTAGTTTTATTTGCTCTTGTTCCATTAATCGCATCATATTGAAGTAGAGATAATGATTCTGTAACTGGTCCATACAATAAGTCTGGAGCAGTATTCGCAGAATCACTTTCAGTATAAATTACTTCACTGAAAGTTTGAATTTGAATATTACCAGAAACTGAAGGATCTGGATGGAAAAGAAGATTAAAGTTAGATCCATTATATTGTGTTGAAAATGTTCCAATTCCAGAAGTACTTCCAATGGATATGAATGGATATTGAACATTATATGTGTTTTGACCATTATGCGCCATCAGCACTTGATGAATAGCACTTGTAGATCCATAAGAAACTCTTATCAAGTTCTTAGAAGTGGTTACTTCGGAAGTACTAAATCCAACAATAGTTGATGCTGATGATACATTAGAATAATTGGACTCTAACTTTAGGGATCTTTCTGTTCCATCTATTTGTTGAGTCTGTTTGAATCTATAAGTACCAATTCCAGCAGCAGTCGTCCCAAATCCAACAATCTTGGATCTAACTAAAATTTCATTAGAAGTATTGTTTTCATATTTTAAGTATAAAATCCCAGAATCTATATTTGATGTGAAAGTGCCAATAAAGTTAGATGAGAAAAGTGGGGAAGATCCACTATCAACATAGTATTCTGAGAAATACGAATTAGTTCCGTCATGAGTTACATATAATTCTACAAAATTCTTTTCACTTGTAGAATTATTGGTAACCTCTACCGTAGCATAATATGAATTAGTATTTAAAATATTGTCAGAAATAATTTCAGATGTTTGTCCAGCACTTACGATTCTGTTTACACC